AAGTTCTCCTTAGTGATATCACTTGCACCAAGGTCCTCTATTATTGGTTTCCTTGCAGGGTCAGTGGTAAATGAAAGGATAAATTTCTTACCATCACTACCACTAAACCTATCTGTAAACCTTCTCTCAATGTTTCTCTTCTCATCGGGTGATGGTTCACCATTTGGAAGAGTAATAAGTTTGGATGCACTGAATCCCGTTTGGGCATTGCCAAGAACGTGTCTGCTGACTTCTATATCGGATTCTATATAGTTCAATGCACCCATGTAACCTGGAAGAGCATAAGTATCCAAACCTGGTCTATACTCTTTTATGTAAAGTATTTGCTTACCCTGTCTGACCTTCGTGTTAAATGCCATCATAGGGATTAACTCATCTTTCCTCTCGTTCCAATCCTTCTTGTACCAAAACTGAGTATTATCTGTGTTTGACCTTATTTTAGTATAGTCAATGTGCAAGACATCAGTCAACTGCCCACCAGTAACGGACCAAATCACTTCAAGGTAAGCACCTCCAAAGATTTCAATATCAATAGATACCTTCCTTGTCAAATCATCTAAAGACTCAAACTGATTCGGTTGAGCAATGAACTGCTCCGCTATCGGGTCTGATTCATCACTCTTCCATCCGTTTCCGATAATGTAATTAACCTTTCCTTTTACAATAGCATTATGCTTTGGACTCTTGTTGTAAAGTGCCAAAAGATAGTTAGGGTAATCATTCTTTTCACCGAATTCAATATACCCTTTCCCCCTCTTTTCTCTATATTCAGGTTGCCTTGCCTCTTGGAAGTTTAATATTACTAATTCATTCATCTTGTTATATATGTATTATCAACCTCGTGTTGAGTGTAACCAAATGTGGTTGATGGTGACAGTTGCATTATTCCTTGTTCAAGTAATCCCGTTGCTTGGGTATAGTCTACATTGTACGCACTTGATTGCTCATAGACATAATACAACCACTCCCCAATGTTACCCAATCCAAAGTACTTTGGTACTTTAATACTGAACTTGTTGTACCTATCCTTGTAAGGTGATACATCAAGAGCATTCAGCAAAACAAAAACAACCTCATCCCGTGTGGTCCTATTGACAAAACGGAAAAGGTAATTAGGTGAAGTCAATGTCTGCTTCTCCGTTAATGTTAGGTAAATGAACTCAGTTGCCCCTTGTGTCAGTTGTATCATTGTATCTAAATAGACAATCCTTTGACTTTTACCCAAAAAGAAAGGCATCCACAATGGGATGCCCTACTCAATTCTAAACTTTCCTATTTACGCAGTTAATCCTGCAATTATTGAACTTGAAACTTCAGGAGCAAGTGCAGGTTCATTGCCTGTAAAAGTCAATGTGTAACCATTTCTGTCTCCGAAAGCAGTACCAGTCGCACCATTACCACCAGTCAAATCAGCACCATTTGTCTTACCAAGCAACCAATATTTATCGTTGCCATCCTGAACCACTGCAAGCAAGTTGTTTTTAGCAAGGAGGAGAATCTCGTTCCTTGTATTTGCTTGTAATTTATTTAGGATGATAGATAATTCTTGAGCATAAAACACAGTACCATTCTCAACAGAAGCGGTAATGTTTTCGGTAAGTGAAGAGGTTTGCTTTACAAGTTGATACTTATAAAAAACCTTTCCTGCTGACTTTGTAATTGTAGTAACAACACCTGATGCTTCAGTAATTGCAGTAACATCACCAAACGGAATGAACCAAACCGCTTTGATGCCACCTATGGATTCTTTACAATCCAATACATATCCTTGAGTTAAAGCACACGGCATATTATAAAATTTAAAATGAGGGCAAGGGATGGAAACCACCCCTCACCATCAATGTTATTTAAACGAAGAATTTGACTATTTCATCTGGGAAGGCGTAGTTAATTCCCATCTTGAATTCTGCTACATAGCGAACCTGGTCGGCTTCCTTTGCAAAGAAAATTTCGAATCTTTCTTCGGAATTTAAAAGGTCAGTTCCCAAAAACAGGTTAGATACCCTCATTGCAACAATCTTACCGCTTCCGTTCAAACCTTGTACTGCCATAACTTTTACGTTAGTACCTGGGAGGAAGAACTGACCGTTAGCAGCCTCATCATACTTGTAATGGAACAAGTTAGAAGACTTCAACTTAACAGTGTAAGTACGGAAAACATCCATACCACAGAAGATAGTGATATCATCCTTGTCTACTACTTGGGCAGGGATTGCCTTGTAGATATCATCAAAAATGCTGATTACGTTTGCATCAGTGATTGCAGTTTCAACAACTCCGTGAAGAGCAATGCTATTTGCATTTACAACTGCTGCACCATCGGCAGTAATCAATGTTGTGATACCGTTAAACTTATTCAAGTTTACATCAACGCTACCAGTTGAACCAACCCAAAGAGTTTTTTCAAGTTGTTGAGCAATTTTCTCTGCCTTACGCTTAGAATACTCTTCAGAGTAAATCATTGAATCGTAATAAGAACCAGCAGGGAGTGCTTTCTGCAAATACTTTGCTTCAAGGTCTTTCATACACAATGCTTCGTTAACCTTGATTTTACCAACCGTTACTGTCCTTTGTGTGAAAGAAGTAAGACCTGATGCGTTAAATCCGCAAGAAGAACCATCTTGGAAGATTGCATCTGTATCCATAATGTTGATGGTTTCGGCAGACTTAACACCTACCATTACGTTTCCAGCATCCTTAATCAAAGATGCAGTTTTGCTACCAAGTACAGAAGATGCAACAAGAAGTGCTTCGTTCTCTTTGGTATAGTTTGCCAATGTTCCTACACTAAAACTCATTTTATTTAATTTTTATTGTTTGAGAAATTTTTACTTAATAGATTTGGCAAAATCAAGAAAGCGACTTATTTTATCTTCCTTCCTTTCAATATGCTGATTAAACTTTTCTTTTGGTGCTTCAGTAGCATTTGCAGATGGTGTGTTCAAAAGTTGAACCAAAACATCTGAAATATCACTCATGCCCTTGCTGAACTTTGCTTCTTGAGATGCTAATTTGGCATCGTATGCCATCTTAATTTCATCAAGTTGCTTCTGCATTTCTTCAATCTTCTTCTTCATCATGTCTTCTTCCTTCTTAGATTCAACGGAAATCTCAACCTCAGGAACTTCAGGCAGTTCTACTTCAGGGACTTTAATTGAAGTGATGATGCTATTCTCATCAAGAAGGATAACTGAACCGTCAGCAAGTTCGTGTTCACCCGCAGGAGCAGGAACTTCATTGCCACCCTCATCTACCAGTGTAACTTTACCCCCAACCTCAAACTTATCAATCATCACCTTTGCACCGCTTTTCAAGACATACTCTGCCATAGATTGCAGAGGCATTGCAGATGGTTTAGGCAGTTCACCTGCATCTGCGAACATTTGTTTAATCTTATTAATTGCTTCTAAAGTTGTCATAATAACTTTTAGCAATAAATAGAAGGCATTAATCAATGTACCATATAAGAAAAAAGGCAAGGTATAGAAATACCCTGCCTCAATCAACGCTATGAAAAAATGCTACTTAACTTTAGATAGCACTTCAAGGACATTTTCCCAAAGTTGCTCAATCTTTTTATCTCCTGTCTTTTTGTAATTAAACTGTCCCTCTACGGAGAATCCCCGTACATTTCCTGCCTTTATCTCTGCCCATACTTCAGGATTATCAACCTTGAAAGAACCAAACCAAGACCCATCAGGTACATCCTCAAATCCTTTCATTGGATAGATTCCCCTCACCTTGTCGCTGATAAATGATTCAAACATGGTAACCCCTTCAACCGACTGCCCTGAATCGTGCATAAGGTTCACGTTTGCTTGGTAACCCTTCTTGAAGTATCTCTGTGCAATCTTTTTTATCGTTTCTTTAGTGAACACCACATAATACTCCCCATTGTGGTCATTTCTGTAAATGGGAGTATCTGCCAACATTAATGGACCGCTTATGATTTGTTGCTCCTCATCTTGAATGACAAAGTTTTGTCTGTCTATCTCCTTGAGTTTGTTATTTGCCCACTCAATCATAGAAGTGCCACCCCAAGCATCCCACATAAGACCACCGCAACCTTCAGAATATGGGACATCTTTATTCTGCTGATGCCTCTTGAATCCACTAATACGGGCAATCGTGTCCCTCGTGATAGGTCCACCCTTTGCGATGGTGTTTGCTCTTATTTTGCCAGTTGCCTCACCACAAGAACCCCATCCGTGCTTCTCTACCCAATCCAATGCCCTTTGTGCGTTATTCTTTGCACTTTCAGGATAGTCTGTGTATGATTCAGCAAATGCTTGTGGTTTGTTTACATAATCGCATAAATTACATTTGTAAACATCATCTCCTCCTTCTGCATACTCCCAAGAATGCCCACAGTTTGCACATACAATTAGTCTATCTTCTGCAAACACATCTTCTTTGAATGCAAGGAAGGACCTCTCAATTGCAGGTCTATCAACTAAACTAATCGTATCTACCTCAACATCATCCTCAAGGTCACTGGTAATCTCTAAATTAAAAATAGGTATATTCTTCTCCATTTGTTTTGTTTTATCCAAGCCTCGCTGCTCGGTTTATTCTTATTATCTTTTCTTGTTGGTTAGTGATGTCAGATTCCACAACGTATGCCCTACCTGCTGCTGAACCCATCTCATTAATAGATGCTTGATTTAATTGTGTTACTGTGTTTACTGTTGACAATTGTGGACTAACAGGAGCAGTTGCAAGACCTGATGAAGATGGCAAATTTACGCCACCTGCACCACCTTTAACTTGAGATAGGACTTGTTTTGCTTTACCTGCTGCACCTAAAACCGCAGCAATCTGTGATGCATAGAATATCGGGAATGCAAAAGCAGCAGCAGGACCAGTTCCTTTTGCAGACTTTTGTGCAATATCTAAACCATTAATAAAACCTGTTGCAGTACCAAGACCAATTTCGGCAATAGCAGCAATTTTACTTGCAGCAGTACCTTGCTCAAACAATCCTGCTAAAGTACCGAATACGCTACCTATTTGATTTAAAAATTGAAGTTGTGCAGAAAGTCTTGCATCAAGGATTGCTTGTTCATCAGCAGCAGTCTTTTTGTCTAATAATATTTTCTTGTTAGAAGTTTCTTGTTGCTTTCCTTGTATCTCATTCTCTATCTCAAACTGCTTCGCTAAGTTCTCTTCATCAAGTTTTGCCTGTTCTTCTGCTGCCTTTGTTTTATTATCTGCTGCCTGTAATTGTAATTGGAACGCTTTAGATTCTGCTGCTAATGAATCATCTAATACCTTTTGCCTTGCTGCTGCTTCTTCTTTTATTATTTTATCTTGCTCATCTCTAAACGCTTTTTGCTCATCTGATAATTTTTTATTTGCATCTTTAAATGCTTTATTTCTATCCTCATCAGACTTGGCAATTTCTCTATTCGCCTTTTCTCTTGCTTGTCTTATAAATATATTCTTCTGCTCTTCGCTTAATTGCTCATCATTCTTGAACTCATTTTGCTTCTTTAAAAATTCAATATTCGCCTTTATTTTACGCTGAGTGAACTCATCGTATTTATCGCCATTGAGTTCAAGGTTTCTTTCTCCTTCCTTGATTGCTTTCTCGTTATCTTTGATAAGTTTTTCAGTTGCTCTACCTGCCTCACTTGTTATACCGATGAAATCAGTTACTTTGTTTACAAGGTTACCGATAAAGTCTGCAACACTTCCAAGTCCAGGTATTAAATTTAAAACTACCTTTTTTACTGTTTCAAAGTTGGCAGCAACAAGACCAAGAGCAACCACAAAAGCACCTATACCAGTTGCAATCAAACTACTTCTTAATGTGCTGAATGTAGTCTTTATTGATGCCCCAAAAGACTTGAATGTGTTTGTAATTGCACCTCTAAACTCTGCAAGATTCTGAATGGCATCACCAATGGCAAGAGCAGACTGAATCTTTGCAAGTTGTTTAATTGTGTCTTCTCCTGCAAGACCAGTTAATTCTAAAGCACCTTGTACTCCACCATAAGCAGCAGACAATGCACTAACAGTCTTTGCAGCATCATCAATACGTTGATTCTGTTGGTCAATTTTTTTGTTAGTGATGTCTTGGAGTTGTGCTAATCGCTTCTGTCCTTCAATTGCCTCTTTGCTCTGCTCTCCGTATGCTTCTTGCAAACGCTTAACCTCTGCCTCTGTTTCTACAATCTTTTTGCGTAAATCACCTACTGACTTATTCATGTCAGTAGCATCTACCTGTATCTTGACACCAACAATTTCTTCTGCCATCTAAATATAGTTTAATTCAATTACTTTAAGAAGTTCAACCTTTGTCACGTTAAAGTCCATAGGGTTATAATCCAAGACCTTATTCAACCGCCAAAGTGAACCATCAATATAAATCAGTTTACTGAAATCAAGGTTATAAATGTCAACCTCATTCAATTTCAATGAGCAGGTTAGTAACTTACTATCCTTGTCAGTTATCTCTGCAATGTACTCGGACCAATACCCATTAAA